GGTGAGCACCAGGAACAGCGAACGGCGCGGCGGCTCCTCCAACATCTTCAAAATGGCATTGGCGGCGTTGCGGTTGAGATCGTCGGCCGGATCGATGATGACGATGCGCCAGTTTCCGGTGCCCGACGTCTGGCCGAAGAACTTGCCGGCGCGGCGAACCTCGTCGACCGTGATCGCGCCCTTCGCCCTGCCCGTCTTTTCGTCCACTGGGCGCGCGAGATGCAGGAGGTTGTGCGATGCGCCCGAAGCAAGCTGTCTCGTGACCATCGAGGCTGGATCAGGGTCGGCAAGCCTTTCGGGGGCGTCTGCCGGATCCGGATGGCTCAGAATATGATTGGCGAAGCGAAAGGCGAGAGTTGCCTTGCCTATCCCTTCCGGCCCTTCGATCAGGACCGCGTGATGCCCCTTTCCGGACCTGTAGCTCTGCGCGAGAAAGGCTTCCGCCTCCTGATGACCGAAGAGCTTGCTGTTCGTCGCGGGAGCAAGCGCCCCCTCCAGCACACGTGGCTGCTCCGCGGTCATGACGTCGCTTCCGCATTGGAGGGTTGCGGCTTGCCCTCGAGAGGCAATAGCGCCTCGACGAGACTCAATACTTCGGCAGCGATCGCGGTCGGCGGACGGTTGGCATCGACGACGCGGCAACGCTCCGGATCGGCCGCAGCAATATCGAGAAAGGCTTCGCGCCGCTTTTCATGCGTCTCCAGCTGTTCCTTTTCAAATCGGTCGGGACTGTCGTTTGCGGCGCGGCGGCGGGCGCGCTCCAGCCCGACCGAAGCGGGAAGGTCGAAGATGATGGTGCAGTCGGGAATGACACCGTTCACCGCAACGCGTTCCAGGGTCTCGACGAAAGCCGGTTCCAGATTGCCCGTCACGCCCTGATAGACACGCGAGGAATCCATGAACCGATCGCAAAGGACGATCGTTCCCTGCTCAAGCGCCGGCCGGATCACCTCCTCGACATGATCGCTGCGGGCGGCCGCAAAGAGGATCGCCTCCATGCGGACTCCGAAGGACTCGGCCGCGCCGGAAAGAAGCACGTGGCGAACGGCTTCGGCGCCCACGGAGCCTCCCGGCTCGCGCGTGGTGAGCACGCGGTAGCCGCGCGCGCTCAGCGCTTCCGCAAGAAGGCGCATCTGGGTCGACTTTCCGGCCCCCTCTCCCCCCTCGAATGTTATGAAAAAACCCTTGGCCAGCGACACTTCAATTCCCGGATCGGCGTGCATTATCGTCCCTGTTTAGCCGATCGGTCCGGCGGAAGGAACCGTCGCGACGCGCATTTGTCACAGCCAGAAGAACAGCAGTTCCTGCAGCGCGTCGATCGCCCGGCTCGTGAGCGTCCCGGGCTCGACCGCCCTCGCCGTCTTCACGGGAACTTCCCGCAGCAGCTTGTCCCCGTTCCAGAGCTTGACGACGCCGACCTGCTGACCGGCAGCGACGGGTGCGTTGAGCGGCCATTTGTAGACGATGCGTGCCGTCAGCCGTTCAGGATTTTTGACCGGCAGCAGAACGTCGACCGGGCTGCCCGCCACGAGCGCCACTCGGGAATCCGCACCGCCGTAGACGCTCGCCTCTCCGATGGTTTCACCATCGGCGAAGATGCGCCGTTTCTCGAAAGCGGTCATCGCCCAATCCAGGACCCTGCGGCTCTCCTCGATTCTCTCCTTTTCACTCTCGAGGCCCCCCATCGCGAGATAGACGCGGCGGTCGCCGCGTTGCATCGAGACGGCGAGCGAGAAGCCGAAACCCTCCGCAAAGCCGGTCGCCAACCCATCGACGCCGACATTCGCGGCGATCAGAGGGTTCTTGTTGCGCTGAAGGATCTTGTTCCACTCGAATTCCGGCTGCGAATAGAGCCGGTAGTAATCCGGGTGCGCCTCGTATAGGTGCCGCGTAAGGGCGACGAGTTCGCGCATCGTGACCTTGTTTTCGGGATGCGGCAGCCCCGTGGCATTCTTGAAGGTGGCGACCGGCAGCCCGAGATCGCGTGCCCGCTTGGTCATCAGTTCGGCAAAAGCAGCCTCGCTGCCAGCCATTCCCTCAGCCAGGACAATGCATGCGTCGTTCGCGAGCTGCACCGTTGCGCCCTGGATGAGGTCCGCAACGCGGATCCTGGATTTGATCGCGGCGAACATCGTTGACGTGCCGGAGGGGGCCCCGCCTGTACGCCACGCGTGTTCAGAAACCTCGAAACTCGTCTCGGGCGTCAGTTCGCCCTTGTCCAGGGCCTCGAAAACCACCTCCATCGCCATGAGCTTGGCGAGCGAGGCAGGCGGGACGGGTGCATCCTCGTCGCGTGAAAACAGCACCGTGCCCGTCTCGGCATCGACGAGATATATCTGCTTCGCTTTGGTGTCGAAGGCGGGCGTCTGGGCGACCGCTTGCCCCGAAACGACGGCCGCGAGGAAACCTACGACCGCAAGCCACTTCATGCGCATGAGAAACTCCGGTTCTTCATGGGCATATCAGCGCGAAAAGCCCTCTTCAACCGGCGTCAGCGCGAGTCGGCGTTTCGGTGCTGGCGCTTCGCATAGGCGAGGATGGAATCGGGTGTCAGCGGATTGCGATCGACCATGATCGCCTCGAAGGGCGAAGGCTTGTCGCTGACGCGGACTTCGACATATGCCGCGGCATAGGCCATGCTGCCGTCCGGCAGCGGGATCAATTGCGGGCGCGACGTCGGCATGGGCCCTATCTGCGGCAGAACGACGAATTCGCCGAAGGCGCTTGTTGCCGCCGGGGCCTGCGCCGGTTTGGCGAGCGCGTTCACCGGCACGCCGGCATCGAGCATCGATTTATTCGGAACCGGGACGGCGCGGAGATTCGGAACCATGTCGCGCAGCGGCTCGTTGGAAGCCACCATCACGCCTGAGGCGATCTGCCCTTCCGGCATCACGCTCGGGCCACGGTCGCCCTTCCTGACGTACGAAGCCATGAGGTAGGGCATGTCATTGCCTTCGAGCGGCGCACGGCCGACATATTGAACGCGGACATTGGCGCTGCCCTTGCGCTTGATGTCCAGCAGATCGGCGGTCTTCGAAGAGACGTCGATGATCCGGCCGTATTCATAGGGGCCGCGATCGTTGACACGCACGATGACAGACGTGCCGTTCTCCAGGTTGGTCACGCGCGCATAGCTCGGCAGCGGAAAGGTCGGGTGAGCGGCCGAAAGGTGATGCTTGTCGTAGACCTCGCCATTTGCCGTCAGACGGCCATGGAAGGCCGACCCGTACCAGGAGGCCATCCCGCTCTTGTTGTAGCCGAAATCCTCCTTCGGCTGATACCACCTGCCCTTGACCTGATAGGGCTTGCCTACCTGGTAGCGGCCGCCGCCCTTCGGAATGTTGTTTCCGGTAGCGACCCTGGGACTGGCTTTGACGCCATAAACGGACTCCGCGAAGTATTCCTTGCTCCGCGACTTGGTCTTCTTGACGCTCGATGTCGATCCGCAGGCCGCAAGCACCGCGCAAAGCAACGGAACCGCTGCGAGACGGAGCCCCCTCACAAGATATGCCGCACCGTTATTGGATGTCATCTGTCCCACAAGATCATTCGCAAAGCCACACCCGAATTCCGCTCCTGCAGCGCTCACGCTTCCGACCGGACGCGCAAGGATCGGCGCAATCGTGCAGTAATTCCCCCCGCGAGAATTTCGCCGTCCCGAAACGGAACAGTCGAACAATCATGACAACAACAAGGCGAAATTGCGAACCGGAGGACGAAGGGGCGCCAAAAAACGCTCGCTATGGTTTACGGAACGTAAATGAGCCGCTGGACCATAGTCCGAGAGAGCCTGCCAAAGGTCCTAAACCCGTTGCCGGGTATCCGTGCCGACACATATCGTAATAAGCACCCGCACGGCCCGTCAGCCGCGGGGTGCGGCGGCCTCAGAGCTGGCCGAAGCTTCCCGTCGGTGCAACTCTGAGGCTCCGTTACCGGTTGGCGTGCTGCCCGTGTTCCGCCCGGCGTCCGAGAGGATCTCGCAATGTACGATAGAGACGATTATGGGCCGCCGGAGCGACGGGCGGCAACCGGCCTGCCCTTGGGCGTAATGCTCCTGTCGGTGCTGGCGATTGCCGTTTATCTGCTTGCCGGAGCGGCGCTTCTGGAGGGTAGAAGTCGGGACGTCGCGGCGTACGACGTCCCCCGGGCAGGCGACGGAAGTCTGACTGCAGCGCCTGACACCGGACAGCGCCCGTGACGATGGCCCACAACCGTGTCATGGGCGTATGCGGCCACGTGCACCCTCGGAAGGACGCTCATGAACACCGAGAAGATGAGAATGCTCATAGAGGATTGTCGCAGGGACCTGTTCGCCTATTTGGCGCCCGGCAGCGGCATCAGCGACCGCGAGATGATCATCGCCCTGCTCCATCGCCTCGATGGACTGCAGGCCAGAGACGCGCTTGACGAAGACTTCGACTGGCCGCCATTTGCGCCGGAGGAACGACTGGATGAACAATCCGGCCGCGACCGGACCAGCCCCCGCCTCAGGATAATTCTCAACCGTCGCATACAATGATCATCAGGGATCCACGACAGCACCCGATTCTCTGCCGGCGCGGCACGCCTGGAATGCACGCAAATGCTCCGGAGCAAGTTGACGCTGCGATCAAAGCTGCTAAAAAGCCAGCCGTTGGTGAATGGGCAGCAAGCCCGGTAGCGATCGCCGGTCTATCGAGAACTCGGAAACGAATTTCACGAATCTCACAGCATTTTGGCGTGCGCAAAAACCAAAAATGTCAGCCGCGAAGAATCGCGTATGGCACCGGCATGGACAGGTGGCCGAGTGGTTTAAGGCTCTGGTCTTGAAAACCAGCGTACGGGAAACCGTACCGTGGGTTCGAATCCCACCCTGTCCGCCATTTGTCTTTCCCATTCATTTCCATATATTGCCAGAAGCCTAGGGTTTCAGGCGTTTCAGCGACTTCGGCTTTCCGCCCGTTGCCATGTGTTTTCGTGCATACCCCCGCTTATGGGGGTGTTTTTCGGGGTATCGAGTCTTGAATTTGGGGGTATGGTGAGGGACCAATGCTTACAGACGCGCAGATACGAAAAGCGAAGGCGGAATCGAAACCGAGGAAGTTATCCGACGGCGAAGGGCTTTTTCTGTTCATAACCACCGCGGGCAACAAGCTTTGGCGCCTGAAATATCGGTTCAACGGAAGCGAAAAGCTTTTGTCGATCGGCCCCTACCCCTCCACTTCGCTAGCTGACGCGCGCCAGGCGAAGGACGATGCAAAGGCTTTGTTGCGGGCTGGCAAAGATCCAGCGGTCGCCAAGAAGCTGAAAAAACTGGCGGGAGAGAAACGCAGCGCGGAAACGTTTGAAGTGATCGCCCGCGAATGGCACGGGTTACAAAAAGCGCAGTGGGTGGAAAAGCACGCCGCCGATGTACTCGACAGTCTTGAGAAAGAGGTCTTTCCGCACATCGGCAGTTCGCCAATCAGAGAATTGGATGTGCCTGAAATCATGGGCGTCCTACGGCTGATCGAGAGCAGACAGGCGAATGAAACCGCGCGTCGCGTGAGGCAACGAATTTCTGCGGTCTTCGTCTACGCGATTGCGTCGGGGCGGGCTGCGGCGGATCCTGCAGCCGTCGTAAAGGGGGCCTTGGCTCCACTGATCAAGGGTCGGCAACCAGCAATCACAACGCTCGCCGGGGCGAGGGATATCCTCGCCAATGTAGAGAAAGAAGCTGCGCACCCGGTGACCAAGCTGGCCCACCGTCTCCTTGCGTTAACCGCGCTTCGACCTGGCACGCTGATCGCAACCCCCTGGCCAGAACTCAACAGCGTTGTCGATGACGTGTGGCAGGTGCCGGCCTCGCGAATGAAGCTCAAGCGCAAACACAAGGAGGAGAGCGCCCGAGATCATTTGGTGCCGCTCTCGCGGCAAGCGCTGGAAGTGATTGAAGCGTTGCGGACCATTACCGGACGCGGCCCCCTCGCCTTCCCAAACACAAGGCACTCGCATAAGCCGATGAGCGAGAACGCCATCGGATATCTGCTCAATCGTGCTGGCTATCATCAAAAGCACGTCCCACACGGCTGGCGGGCAACGTTCTCGTCTGTGATGAATGAGTGTAATCCGGCAGACAAGGCGGTCATCGAACTGATGCTTGCGCATGTGCCGAAGGACAAGGTTGAAGGCGCCTACAACCGCGCTTTGCATTTAGCCCGCAGAAAAAAATTGGCTCAGATATGGGCCGACATGTTGTTGGAGGGAGCGCCGCCGGCCGCCGCATTGCTGGACGGGCCGCGGCGGTAAGGAACAGACTGCGCATGGCCCCGTTTATCGGCCATGAGCAACGACAGCGCATATCCTCGGTCTACCGAACGGCCCCTCACCTATACACTTGACGAATTCACTGCAGCCTACGGGTTGAGCCGTAAGCGCGCAAAGGACCTATACCGACGCTTTGGTCCAACGCGAGAGAAGTTGGACTTGTTGATGTTGGCGATCAGACGTCTCTGACGACGGCGAGGGACTCACCAGGGTTCCGCGGTAGTGCTATATTTCGTTCCCTCGCATATCGAGGTGGCCATGTCAGAGAATCGCTATAATCTCCGCCAGGAAGATGATGGCACGTGGACGGTGTTCGACATCTTCACGGGCCTGCCCGCGCGCGTGAATGACGTTGAGCAGGTCGGCTTGGAGATCGAGCAGGCCGACGATCTGGTCGATCTGCTGAACCTGCTTTACATCAAGCGGCGAAGTGGGCCGGTGCATTGAAGGTAGTTTATCCGCTCTTCAGCTTCGCACCGCGTTGACCTGTCCTCAGCTCCTTTGCCATCGTCAAGGCTACTGCCAGCGATGCCTTCGCTCTCTCATCTGGATGTAACGGCGCCTCGCTCCTATCGGGTTCGACTACGCAGAGTCGCTGCATTTCCTCAATCGCCGCCAGCGTCGTGAAGTCCTTGCCAGCAATCCGCATAAGCTTGAGCCTGCCCCGCTTTGCCTCACGGCGAAGGCCGGCCGGCGAAATTCCGCCGTAAGGGAATGCGATCGGGATGATGTCCTTGAGACGCATAGGGGCGTTTGGGTCGGGTCTGTGTTTGTCGGGCTGCCGCATCTGAATTCCTTGCCTTCCGGCAACCAGCGGTCCCCGGCGCCTGCATCCCCTGCCAGTGTCGCTTCGGCCTCCGCTAAAAATTCAAGTAGATATCGACGCCCGGTCGGCGGCGGTATCGGTAATCGCCGCTGTAGCCGTAGTCCCGTCCGTAGTCATGGCGCGGGTAACACCTGCCGTAGTAACGGCACGAACGCCAAGCATGGCGCCTGTTCCAGTGGCTGTCTCGCCAATTGCGTCGATGATCGACCTGCTCTACGGAATCCGTCTGCACTTGCGCCTGCTGAGGCGCGTAGATGGGCGCAGCCGTCACCGGCAAGGCGAAAGACGTAGCAAGAACTACGCCTGTGAGAGCGGATAAGAACTTGCTCATGAAGGTATCCTCCTCGGTGCCAACGAAATTGGACCTTGGAGGCTGAACCGCCGATGAATGATTGTCCGCATCACAGAAAAAGCCCCTCGCCCGCGAAGAGCGAGGGGCTGGCGCCAGCGTAGGCCGTCGCCGTGAGCGCGTTGGTCCGGTGGTGAGCCGGCAGCCCGGCTGCTGGTGGTGGCAATCTGCGCTCGGTGTTCTTTAAAACTCATTGCGCCGCCAGGACGCGTAACTCAGCCAGTCACGCTCGCCGCGCGTGTTGTTGCAGTGCTTGCACGCCATAGCCAGGTTGGACGGGTGGCCCGTACCGCCATCAGCGCGGCGCTGCAGGTGTTCCAGTGTAGCAGCATATGGCCGCGCCGCGTCGTATGGTCGGTACGTCAACACGACCTGCTCTCCGCAGTAGCAGCAGCGCCCTTGCTGCTGCCAGAACAGAAGCCATTTGAAATACCTCGCAGCGCGCGTGTCCATCGCTGAATCCCTCGGTCGCCGCCTTCACGCTTCAGCGAGGCGTTTTGCCCTTGATGAGAGAAAAAGAGCCACCTCTTCCTCGGACCAGTACCAGTACTCGATCAGTTCCAAATACCGCTCTGAGAGTGTGATGAGGCGTGGCCCGCCATCGACAAACAACAATGTCACGGCGCGGCCGCCGTTTGGGCCAGGCGCGAAAAGGTGGCGCTCAAGGACAATGGCTTCAAAGTGACCTCGGGCAGCAAGGTCGAGGTCGACGAGATCGCCGACCTCGAATTGGTGTGGCGTCGCCACGTTCTTTGCATGTTCGGCGCGAGCCGCCTCGGTGTTGAGAATTCTGACCCCGTCGATATCGACATAATCGAGATCGAACAGCGCCTCGGTGTCATTCCTTGCCTGTGCAGACTGTTTGCGACAGATCGGTCTTCTTACCAAGCTGCGCGGCAAGGCAGTTCTGTTGGGTTTGAACTCTTCGGTGCGGACGTGCACGGTCATGGTGGCTCCTCGTTGCCTATTTGCTCTAAATTGAGTACACTGTACCAATAACAGCAGAAAATAATTACGTCAACACAAAATGAGTACGTGGTACTAAATATGTTGCCTGTTCAGTGTAAGATGGCGCGCGTTGCACTCGGCTTGGGTGTCCGCGATCTTGCCGCTTTGGCTAAAGTGGCGCCTGCAACCATCTCCAGGCTTGAAGCTGGCGAGGAACTCAAGGAACGGACTGTGGATGATATTCGAAGTGCGCTTGAGCAAGCTGGCGTAATATTCGTCCCTGAAAACGGGGAAGGCGCGGGTGTGAGGCTGAAAAAGAAATGACCACCCTTGTGAAGCCTTTCGCGTTCGTGCTGATGCCGTTCGCGCCCGAATTCGACGACATATATAAGCTGGGAATTCAGAAGCTAGCTGAAGAGAAAGGCGTCGTTGCCGAGCGCGTTGACGAGCAAATCTACAGCGAGACGATGCTCGAGCGGATCTATCGGCAGATAGACGCTGCTGATTTCATCATAGCTGATCTGACCGGTCGGAACCCCAACGTATTTTACGAAATCGGGTTTGCCCACGCGCGCCAAAAGATGTGCACGCTACTTACGCAAAACGCGGAGGACATTCCGTTCGACCTCAAGCACCATAGGCACTTGGTCTACGGCGGAAAAATTCAGCGTCTTCGCGAGTTGCTCTCACCTGAACTCGACTGGCTGAAGGAAGAATTGGAGCGAAGCCGATCGTCCACCTTCACAGTCGAACTTAAGAAAGTACGCGCGGAGCTCACGAAGACCGAGTGGAGGGCGGATGTAGAGGTCGAACTGGTGATCGATATTCACAACCGGACGGATCGGCGAACGCCAGAGATTGAGGCGATTTACCTCAATACAGGAAAGGGCTGGACGTATTCGCAGAACGGCGAAGACTGCGCGTCTACTGAAAATCCCACAGACTCGAAGATGCTGAGACATTTTCTTAAGGCGCCGATCACAAGATTGTCGCCCGACGGTTGGGCGCAGCTGGCGTTAAAAGGTAGGCGGCGCATGTGGAGCAAATACACTGGCAAGGACGATGTGAAGGATAAATATCCTCTAAAAGGATACGTGAATCTGGACATCGTGACATCGGAGGGCACGTTTAGTGAAAAGCTCTCTATTGAAACTGTCGCGGAAGAGTACCCGTTTTAGTGCCGGGCATCGGTAGGCGTACTCGAAGGGTTTTGGGCCGTCGTTCAGCGTGACCGGATTCGCAACTTCCTAGTCGAGCCGGTGCAAAAGTTGCACTGAAGCTTGACCGCGTGAATTCGCGCCAATAGCTTACAACTCGCGGCCCACCAACCCGCCAGCCTGGACGCACCACCACACTGAGGAGACCATGACAACGCAGTCGGCATACGTGCCGGCGGCAACGGTCTTTCCCTATCTGGAGGTGCTTATGTCCCCGACGATTCCGCTCGACAAAATATACACGACCGACGAAGCAGCCGAACGTTTGCGCGTGTCCCGGCGGACGGTGATCAAGCTTGGGCGCGATCTCGGCTCATGCTCGGTGATCGGACGCGAGTATTTTTTCAGCGAGCGTGATCTGTTCGACATTTGGCAAGCTCAGCGAGCAAGGCCGACGAGCTCTCAAGTACGCTCGGTCAACGTGAAGAAGCTTCTGTCTGATGTGCAGCTCCAACATTCGCTGCAGCGCCTCACCCAGAAAAAGAAGCGACTCCAGCAATGACCGCCGATCTGCTCTCGCAGCTGCCCTTATTCGCCACCGACCAGCAACTGGCCGCCGCAATTGTTGGCAAGGATCGCGCATCGATGTGGGTGAAGGCGGTTATCCCGCAGCTTGAAAAGAAGGGGTTCCCGCGAATCGATCCGCTGCACGACGGTCGGCCAGTGCCGCTCGTGCGCAAATTCTATGAGGGATATTTCGGCATAACCGCCGGCTTTGCAGCCGCCGCGCCGGACGGGAAGGAGAACTTGGGAATGTGGAAGTCTCGGCGTCGTACCAGGAAGGCTAGCGATGAATGATTCCCCTCGCCTCATCGGCCGGAAGGAAGCGGCAGAATACTGCGGCATCTCTCCGACCTGTTTCTCGATGTGGGTGGCTAGCCACAAAATGCCGCCGGCAATACCTGGCACGCGCAAGTGGGACAAGCGGGCCATCGACGCGAAGCTCGACGAGATCAGCGGATTGTTGTCGCTACATGCTCCAACGACAACAACTGTCCACGAGCGCGACACTTTCGATCGGTGGGAGGCGCGGCAGGCCGAACGCGACAAGCACCGTCCGCGCCACCGCCTAGACGTTCGCGAAGAGCGCATCTTACGTTTCATGCTGGCGCATCCAGAACACACAACCGTTGACCTGATACCGCGGGCCGGCGCGAAGACACTGGAAGCCTTAACAAGGGTCGGCGTGGTCGCCCCCGGCGGGAAGGACCGCCGCGGCTTCAGAACGTGGTTCGTCACTGATGAAGGACGAGCCGAGATCGACCGCACCGATACCTGGCGAAACTGGAAGTTCGAGTGATGCCGGCTTACCCCTTGACCACCACTCAAAGTCGATCGACATTCACCTCGGCAACAATCTAGGGGCGACTCATGTATTGCAAAATTTTAGCCGCGGCAGGTGTCGCTGCGACTCTATCCGCGTGCGCAACAAGCGAAAGCATGTCGCGGATGAACACTTACAAATTTCCGGTCCACCACGTCAAAATGCCCGACGACACCTACCGAGTTTATGAGCACAAGACCGACAATTCGCTGATGGTAGCTCCGAGCCTCGGCACGACGATGGCGATCGGCGCAGCTCAAGGTGCAACGCTTGGATTGGCCGACACGATGACACCGGAGAAGAGGCTGGAGGCGGCTGCACAGCAACACTTGACCGATACCGGCCGCGGCGGCTGTAAGGTTACGCGCGGATACCTTCTGCAGAAGCCGCTTTTTGAATTTTGGTTCGAGTGCCCGAAGGTTGCGCCGAAGGTGTAGGCGACCGTTGCCATGGTAAGGAGGAACCAAACATGAGCCTCACCGAAATTTCCATAGTAGGCTTTCGCGGCTTTAGCACTGAGCAAATTCTGCGGCTTGCTGAACCGAACGGTGCGCCAGGAAGTGGCCTAACCGTAATCACGGGACCCAATAATGGGGGAAAGTCCTCAATTCTGGAGTGCTTGAAAGCTCGATCCGCATCGACGCCGCCCAGTTTCACCATTGGTGCACGAAATGCTGCCACCGACCACGTTTGTATTACGTTCAAGGCATTTGGCGCGACAGAATCGATCGTCTCTCTTAGTCGAGGGTCCAGCGAGACTGCTTACAAAAACCGCATAAACGAACTTAAGGTATTCCATCTTCCGTCGCGAAGAGCATTCGTCCCGTACTTCCAAAAGAACAAAATGCCGCGCGAGAACTATATGGAAAATGAGGCCCGCAGGGGTGGACACCGGCCTACGGAGCTGAGTAATTTTCCGTACAGGCTATTCAAGATCCTGGAGAATCCTGCAGAATTCAATGAACTTCTTTACTATCTACTTCCGGACAGGCCGGAATGGACAATAGATCTCAATGATCAAGGGAGCTATTTTCTGAAATTTTACAATGGAGATAACTCGCATACAAGTGACGGCCTAGGCGAAGGCATCGTCAGCTTGTTCGCCATCGTGGATGCCTTCTATGATTCGGCGGCCGGTGACGTCATCGTGGTAGACGAGCCGGAGCTATCGTTGCACCCGGCACTGCAGAAGCGGCTGGCGCTGTTTCTAAATCGTTTTGCTGCCGATCGCCAAGTCGTGATCTCTACCCACTCCCCTTATTTCGTCAGTTTGGCCTCTATGAAAAATGGCGGCACATTGGCCCGCGTCGTAAGCGACGTCAGGGAAGGAAGCAAAATTTACCAGCTCTCGGAAGAAGGTGCACGGAACGTCACGACACTGGGAGAGGGAAACAAATTCAATCCGCATGTCTTCGGCCTTGATGCCAGAGAATTGTTCTTCCAGGAAGACGGCATCATCTTGGTGGAGGGACAAGAAGATGTTGTCTTCTTTCCCGACATTCTGCAACAGCTCGCCGTTGAGTTGGATGGACACTTCTTTGGCTGGGGTGTTGGTGGTGCCGAGAACATGCCGCGCGTTTGCAAAATTCTTACCGACCTTGGATACCAGCGAGTTGCGGCGGTACTGGACGCAGACAAGGAAGACAGTTTAGCGAAACTGCGGGACGAGTTCCCACTTTACCATTTTACCTGCATCCCTGCAGCCGATGTTCGGACGAAACCCGAGATCAAGGCTAAGGAGGGGAAGATCGGGCTCTTAGACGAAAAGCATCAGATCCGTTCGGAGTTCAAAGAACGTACGGCGCAGATCCTAAATGAGCTAAATCGCTATCTCGCAAATGATAACGACCAATCGGGTGAGCCTATTTCGGTTGAAGCACTTCCGCACCATCCTCCCCTTCCCTGATCCCCTTGAACGATGCATGCCGGAGCTTCCCGTCGTCGTCCAAGCGCGATACTCGACCTCGGCGGCGAGCACCGACCCAGTGAAGATGGCACCCTTGCGCTGCCCCTGCCCTATCCAGCTCCGTCGGTGCCGACGTCTATGTACCGCCCAATCGACCGTAGGTAGGCCACGATCTCGGACTTGAGGAAATCACGGTCGCCGTAGGTTTCCTCAATCTGTTCCAGTTTGCGCTCTACCTTCGCATACTCAGCCGGGGAAAGGTCTGCGTCCCCGAGCACGTATTTGTCGTGACCGACCGCACAGATACCGCAGCCGGTCTCGATAATTTCATCGACGAAGGCGGGAATGTCACTCTCCTTCATCAGCTTTTGTTTGATGCTCTGCGCCATAGGGTTGCTCTCGTTCGCGAATTCGCGCGTAGATTAGACAGGCTGCCGCATCACAGTAAACTCGTAAGAAGTGACAATCCTCGAACCACGCTCGCCCCGGTTCGTTCCTTCAAAGCCGCCCCTCATCGCTCCGGTATTTTGCGTTTGCCGTTCCCTAGATCAGCTCGAACACCGACGCCCCATCCTCTCGCTCCCTGATCCCCTTGAACGAGGCGTGCCGCAGTTTCCCGTCGTCCGTCCAAGCGCGATACTCGACTTCGGCGACCAGGACCGGCTCGACGAACACGGCGGCTTTCCTCCTCAGGGCTACGGCCGGCGTCTTCGTCGCCATCCCCTCGAGCAGCTTGCGCAGCTCTCGCGAGAGATCGTGTGACCAGCCAGTGCCGCAGCCGCCAACATACACGAGCTCGCCATCCTTCCTTGCAGCAAGCAATAACCGACCGAGATGACCAGGCACTGTCGACGGCTCGAAGCCGACGATCACGAAGCTATCCCGGCGCTTGCAGGTGATCTTCTGCCACCACTCGCCGCGCCCGCTGCGATATGGCTTCTCGATGTGTTTGGCGATGATGCCTTCGAGGCCGTGCTCGCAGGCGACGCGGAAGAACTCGTCGCCATCTGCCAGCACCTCTTCCGACAGCCGAACCGCCCCTTCCCGGCCGGCGACGAGCGGCTCGAGCAATCGCCGGCGCTCCCGCAACGGCAGCCGGCGCAGATCGCGGCCGTCGAGGTAGAGGAGATCGAACGCGTAGAAGACGACAGCGCCGGCCTCGACCGCCGAAGGAAGCCGCCCAAGCGCCCGCTGCAGCATGCCGAAATCGGAGCGCCCCTGGTCATCGAGAACGACCGCCTCCCCGTCGAGGATCGCTGTCTTTACGGCGAGCCGACGCGCGTCGTCGGCGATCGTCGGAAAGCGCTCCGTCCAGTCGTAGCCGCCGCGCGTGAGTATCCGCACCCGGCCAGGCTCGATGTGCACGGCAATCCGATATCCGTCCCACTTCACCTCGAAGGCCCAGTCTGGCCCCTTCGGCGGCTTGTCGACGAGCGTTGCCAGGCAGGGATCAACCCGCGCCGGCATGGGATCAGGCGATGAAATCTCGGGCGGTTTCTTGGCTGACGGTTTCGCCATGACCAATCAACGCACAGGGAAGCAGAATCGCCGCGTTTGACATCGGAAGAAAGACTCCCAGTACCCGTCGATCGACGGGTACTGTTTAGTACACTAAACCTGCTTAGCCTGGGTCATTGATCTGAAAGGCCCAGCCATCTTCGGTTTTATACGAGCGCTGCCAATTATAAGAATCTTTGTCGTCCCACTCCATCTCGGACCACGGGCCGAAGCAGTTATTTTCGTGCGAGCATAAAGCCTGAATGTAATTTGGAGGCGACGACCCGTCGCTTCCAGAAATACCGCCGTTTTCATTATTAACCGAAATGCTGTCAGCGTAGAACTGGCCGTTATACCAATCGCCGCCGGAGAGTCGCCGATGAGTGATTCCTAGGTATCCGCTGTATTGCTGATTGCTGGCGCCATGCACGTAAACAGAGAATGCAACAAACTTGTCCTTGTTGACGCACCCGTAACCGTCATAGTCGTAAATGCTATTAGAATCGTCCCACTTTACTGTGTAGGTCTGCCTAGGACCGATGGTCTGAGGCCAATTCACGCTCGTGCCGCTCTCGATGCACCTGCTGATGGTTTTCGTAATTTCGACCGTCTTGTCTGTGTTGTTGATAATGTCAAATTGATGCGACCCCTCGGCGTAGGCCGCGGTCGATCCAACGAGCGAAACACTTGCAGCTATGAAGATCCGCGCACGCAGTCTCCCCAGCTGCTCAAGTTTGCTTGAGCAAGCTACCTGTATTTTCATCGGATTACTTCCCTGTGGTTTTGCGCATATCCGCTCCGGGCGGGCGTTCGCAGGGCATTCGCAGCCAATGCGGCGTCTCACGCGGTGCTTGACCATATCTAACCCGTGTTGGTTGTAAATTTAACAGTAAATATCCACTGGAAGTTTATTTTTCCGTACATGATAGAGCCGTTCACCACCGGTCGGTTCTTCCTGAGGAGGTCCAATTTTAGGACAGCGCCTCTCTCCTCGCCCTTCGACCGCTATAAGGCGTTTTGGCGGCCTGCGGCGGAAGGGCAAGAGCAGTGACGTTGAAGATATCAAGAGTTCGCGGCCGTACTGAACCGCATTGACTCTTCTCATGCCGGGAACATAATAGGAACATTCAGGGCGATGCGGCGCCATTCCATCAATCAGGGGCGAAAACTAGAAAGACGCGCGTTATGCGAACACTTGCCGATGAGATAGGAACCGCGATTGAAGTCGATCTTGCGGTAATGCCTCAGCACCAAAGGCGGGCCTTTGCCGGTCTCGACCAGTATCGCCGTCCCGTCGAGGTGCGCGGCGTCCAGGAACTCGCCAAGGGAATTGCCGAATCCTTCGGTGCCTTTGCCATCTTCGATGTCGAGACGGTGCTGCAGTCTCCGGCGATCGCACCATTCGTTACGCAGACGCTCTACTCGATCCCGCTAGAACTGAGGCGGGCCGCCTGCGACCGCGACCGACTAAAAGCAGAAAGCGCGCGAAAGGAGATGGCGCGGATAATCTCGTCCGCACTGCTGGCGCGATACCATTTCGAGCCCTTGAAGCACGTCGGCGCCTCCTGCCATCCGAATTGGGAAGAGGCCTTCGAGCAGCAGTTTGGCGCCGGCCGAGGAGGATGATCAAGCGGATGAGTGACGAACAGGGCGCGAAACCCCACTACGAGTCCGGCCCCTATGTCCATTACTGCGAGCATCCTGGCTGCACCAAATGGGGTGGCTTTGGTTTCGCCGTCGGCCGGTCGGAGCCGAACTGGTTTTGCTCTGAGCATCGGCCCGAATGGAAAACCGGCCCGATCGCTCAGGCGCCGTTGACGTCGCGGGCGGTGCGCGGAATAACCCAGCAATGACAGTAACAGTGACAGAAGAACAGCGTGAAGCCGCCGACAATTTGCGCGAGGCGATGCGGGTATTCAACCGCGCCATCCGCAAGGCCGCCTACAGCGGCCTGCACGTGGAGGTGAAGCTACTTCAGATGCATCGCACCGAAGGGCCGACGCCGGTTCCGCAGGTCGACGTTCTCGCGAAACTGTGACGGCTTCAATGGGCTGGAGCCAAGGCCGGAACGAGCGGCGTTGCTCGCGGTAACTACTTTTTACCGAGATACGCCATCACCTTCTCTCGATTCGGCCCGACTTCGCGGATTGCTTCCAGCGTCAGGCCAACGCGCACAGCGCAATTGCATGATTATGCAAGATCAGCGCCGCAGGGCTGGCCCCGTTCGGATGCGGGGGCGCCTTTTCCGCGCGACGGCGCAGACGTAAGCCGCTGCTCGCGGTCTCGTGCCACTGGTGTTTGGCGTGGGACCTTGTCGGGGGCGAACTGAGCGTGTGAAGTGCGAGGCGAGACATTTAATGACAGGCGATTGATGGTCTGCAGTCCATCAAAAACTCGAGAGACAAAGAGATGAAATACATTCTACGTCTCGCTCAAAGCGATGCTGAATTCGATGGGCGCCCGTGGGCTTCGTTGAGCAAGTCCGACAAACGTCGTTATTTACAGCGAAGCACCAAGGGCATGCTGGCGCTTGGTGCGCTGCAAGATCGCGACGGCGATGAGGAGACGTTTACTACGTCCGCCGTGAATGCAATGCTCCTGGGCGACCGTATCGTCGACGACATTCTTAAAAATGATAGCGCGCAAGTGATTGACTAGGCTAAAGGCGGCTTGACATCATCGTAAATTCGGCAATGTTTGCAACTGCATAAGCCGTTTTCGAGGGGGGGCAAGTTGGCGATTAATTCAGAAACATGCGAACTGAAGGTGCGCGGAGTTTGGACGACGATATCGATTGAAGACGCTTTAAGGCTGGACGCATCAAGAACCAAGCGATGCGTCGAGTGCCATGGCCAGGTCAGGGCACACGGAAGCGGGCAGAATGGGATGCGCGCCCACTTCGAACATTTCCGCCGTCACGAAGGCTGTTCCAAGAGCGATGCATTTTCCGGCGCAAGGAGTCGTCACCCGAAGGCCTTGAGCTAGAACATGCGCAAATCAGGCTTTGCAGTGATTTTCGCGGTAGCTCTTTCTGGCTGCATATCTCAATCCCGGGGGCCGGAACTCCGTGCAGTGAACGCGAACCCGATCTATTCCAGAGAACAGGCGCACGCCATCTGCTACGCAGAGGCAATGAATGCAGATGCTGGTTACTCCGTTCAAACACCAACTTCGAAGACAATGAGCTTCGGCTTTCCTACATCTGTCGACACAAACTGCACAACTGTAGGGAGTTTCACGTCTTGCCATTCAACACCTAGCGGAGGAGGCGGAGGATTCGCGTCCGGATTCGCAGAGGCCTACGCCAAAGAAACGGCTCGCCGCGAGTCCCGCCCTCCTCGTGCCGATACACGATCTGTCTACTTCGCCTGTTTGGCGAAGATCGGATACGTGAAAGCCTGAGGGCCGTGCGGCCGAGCACGCAGCCGAAAATAAAAAAGGCCCGCTGCCGGTTAGGGTAGCGGGCCAAGGTTAGCGCAGCACTTTTTTGTTATGTTCTGGTTCGCGTTGAGCGTTGCTCGAAAACCCTGTCCAGTCGCTCGTGAACCCCGTCAATGCGGCTACACGCTCTCAATGGCATGCATGATCTGTGCTGTCTGGGCCTCCATGCCGGCCTTCGTTGCATAGGCCCCGGCGGCACGCAGTGTTTAAAGCGGGCCAAGTCCTCCGCCACCCTGCTGGCACGCTCCTCCGCCGCCTTCACGCGCCCTTCCGTGGCTTCTCGACTTCCTTAACGCGGCTATCGATCTTCCACCAGATGCCCCAGTGGGCGCTGGCGACTCGGGAGCGTATCTCTGGTGATCTCAGTATCTTGCAAATTGGTCGATGAACGAATTACATTCGGCCATCAGCGAGGGGACTATCATGTCGAAGACAGAAGACAAAACAATCAAGCACAAAGATCTGCCTCAAATCAACGAAGAGAGGATCAAGTCGCTTTCTACGAGTTATCTTGACGACAAACTCTCTTCGGCTGGCAATCCCAAGCCAAGCTCAGGCGGCAACAAAGACAAAGACTCCGCATAACCGTGGCTGAACCGACAGCCCCGTGGACGTGGTCTGATGCGCTCAGCATGGCGGCCAGCGTGGCCGCTATCGTCGCCTTGCCGTATGCTGCCTATCAGGTACGCCAAGCGCGAAAGAATGCTTCCGCGACCGCCGCCGCAACAATCTTTTCGAACATAAAGCTCCGCATTGACGAAGTCGCTGCCTATGACAGCGAGCAAGGGCTCTACGAGGCGACTTGCGGACTACTGAATGAAATTGAATTTGCTTGCTCTCTCTACCTCGATAGCCAGCTTGGAGGGCACACCGGCAAAATAGCAACCGAGTTCATCAAAGATATTCTCGCTTCTGTCGAGAGGAACGATAAACTGCTGGAATGCACTGTTAGAGCGATCCACAAGCCTCACACGTTTGAGTGCATTAAGCAGTTTTGTAGAAAACACAAAAAGGATTGGAAGGCTCTTAACGCCGCCTAGGACGGACACCCCATTTTGCAAGGTGCATTAGAAAGGTGTCCACCGACGAATCGACAGGAGACGGTGGCTTCTGAAACTGGAGGTCGGCAGGGATAAGGGGCACGGCTCCGGGAGGCCGCAACAGGCGCAGTTGGCCACAGCGGATAGTTCTTTCTAATCGCTCTAGCGTCACCATGCCCTGCCCCTACCCTGCCCTCGTCGTCCGCCTCTGCGGCTGGTTCTCAACGATGCGGTCGACCCGTAGCGTCATGTTATCGACCGCATCCTTCACGCCGCCGATCGCCGCCATGATCTGCTCGGTGGTCTCGCGCAGCCCCTGCTTGGAGACATAGTGCTCGGCGATATGGAGTTTGTGAAGGGCGAGGTCATCTCGAACCGCTCCGATTTTGCCGTCGACGTATTTCCATACGCCGAAGATCGCGCCGAAAAGGCCGACGAAGAAGCCGACCGCATACATGATCTCAGCGCCGGTCATCGAAGCACCGCCTTCACGCCAGCAACGCCGCCACCGACGTAGAAAATCCATTTGATCATGTCGCCAGCCCACTGCCGCATTTCGGGAGTCGGCAGGTTCGCCACATCGGCAGGGAAGCCGAACACGCTGTCCAGAATGACAGCCGACCACCAGAAGCCAAGCGGCAGGACGAACAGCGCCGCAAACATCCAGAACCACGGAAAGGAGAATTTCGCCTTATTGAAGTCCGCCATGATGCGGGTCTCTTCAACGACCTGGCGCACGTACTCCGCGGTGAGCTCGGTGCGCAGCTTCTCTTTGTCGACCTCGATCTCTGCGCGGCGCTCCATCAATTTGATGCCGCGCTCGACCACTCCGCTGAGGCCGATCTTTAGAAGGAAGGCCAGGACGCCCATCACACCCTCACCTCCTTGCCGCGCCAGGTATTCCAGCTGCGGGCAATCACGTCACGATAGCGGTAGGCGGCATAGCCAAGCGCCAGCACGGCCACACCCAACGCAACCCAGCCCCAAGGCAAGCCCGCCATGAACGCCAAAGCGCCAGAGCCCATTGCAGAGCCCGCCCCCTTCGTTGCCGCTTCGCGTAGCGCCTTGGCGTCGCGCCGTAGCTGTGAAAGCGTTGCCGGCCCAAGAATGCCATCAGCCTCAAGGTGCGGGTGTGCCTTCTGGTATGCGATGATAGCTTCGCGGGTCTTCTCGCCCATCCAGCCGTCGATGGCGCCGGGATCGAAGCCCCTGCTGGTGAGGATTTCCTGCGCCTCTTTGACGATGGCGTCAGGCTTGCGCGGCGGCTTCGGCGTGGCCTCTTTGACCGCACCGCCTGTGGCGTACCGCCCATTCAGGAACAGTTCGGCTTCTTCCTTGCGGCGCCTGACGAGGCCCGGCAGTTTCTTTCCGCGGGCCGTGTTGTAGTGGCTGCCCAGATAGGCGGCCGCGCCTTCGATGTCGCCGGCGCGCCAAAGGTCGGCCCACGTCCATTGCATGGCGCCAGCGCCGAGGTTGTAGATCGCGCTGACGGCAGCATCCATCTGGTGTTGCTTGCGGCTCTTTGGCGAAGACGCGACGACGGCAGGCTCGAATTCGTCAGCGAGCACAGCGGCGAAAATGGCGTCGGACTGCGCGGCCGTGATCTTCGTCTTGCCGGGTATCAGTTTGTGAATACCCAGCTTGCCGAGTTCACGGCGCACGGCGGCACTCCGCATCGTGAAGCCAGTGCCGATCGTGCGTACGCCGACCGGATCCAGATAACAGGTCAGCGGGTTTCCTTCGTGGCCACGCATAAAGGCGCGCCCACGTGGTGACGTGGTCGTGATGGTCATGTTGCATTTCCTGTGAGATTATTCCTGTTAGGGCGGCAGCCGCCCTCATCCCCGAACTCGAGTTCGAGGGCGACGGGGTTCCCAACTATCTGTGGACTTGTTTGAAATACCGGGCGCGTGCACTACTCCTGCGCGCATCAGCTCCGAAAGGTAGGTCATGGGGAAAAACAAGGTGCCGAAGCGAATTCAAGCTGACGAAGCGCATGCACAAAGCGTCTTCAAAAGCGCCTGCGACTATATTTGGACGATCAAGCAGTTACGCACGCAGACACCTAGAGATCTTATCGTGCGCGTTTCGTTCCCAACTTTGGTGCTGGAATCCTTCGCGATCGAGCTGCTGCTCAAGTCTATTGCGGCGTTATCAAACGGGTCGTACCTTGCCACGCACGATCTTGGCGAACTCTACAAGGAAGTGCCACCCTCAATTCAGGCGCGAATCGAAGATCTCTGGAGGGGGCTCAGGATTCCAGATTTTCTTAACGAAGTGGCTGCCGCCATCGGAAGCGGACGACGCGTGAACAACCTCTACGAATTCCTCCAGCAGGGAGCTCGTTCCTTCGAGCAGCTTCGCTATCGTCACCAGGGGAACCTCAGCAGCGCCAACTTTATGAACACAGAAACGTACGAAGCGATCTGTGGTGCGATTCTTGAGTTGCGTCCGAATTGGATTGAAATGACCTACCTTGAGCAGCTTCCTGCCTAAAACAATGAAGATCCCGCGGCCGGTTGTGGCGTCCACCGCCCGATTGGTTGACGGCAATCACCGCCTTCAAATAGTTTCGCCCTCGAAGACCCGAGGCACGCAAGATCCCGGAGACGAAGAATGCAACCCAGCAAGGAACTTAACGCTCTGTTCAAAGAGGCGGTTTCGGCGATGATTACCGCCGATCTCGTCGAGAAAAGCGGACAACCCGCATTGGCTGCAACCGAGCAGTCCGTTGAACGCTTTCTGTCGGCTCTGCTCAGCGAAGCCCGCCGCCAGGTTGCGCAAGATGCCGAATTCAGGTAGTGAATTCGGCCCCCGCCTCAGCTTAAGCCGTACCTGCCCTTCAGAAGCGAAACTGCCGATTGGAAGAACGGTAGCATCGTCGGCAGATGCATGGCCCTGTCGAAAATCAGGCCCATTCCGAGCTTGCCAACCCAGCCGAGCGACCCATCCGACCCGCCATAGTTATAACGATCATTGAGATCGTTTGTCGGCCCGATATCGTGTGTCCAGAGCGAGATGCTTTCGCCGCCGCCGTAGAGAACGCCGCTTTGCTTGGTCTCCGCATCATAGCTGAAGCCCCAGATGCCCACCTGATCGCCGGCCGGGAAGTTGGCGCTGGTGATGGTCGATCGGTTGCCGGAGTTATCGGCATAGAAGTAGAGCGATCCAGCGTTCTGGGTACGGAACGATTGTTTGTAGGTGCCCGCGCCATTGGTCACGTTCAAAAGCCCATGACCCGCAGCCTCCGCACGAGCGGCGCTCGTGATCATTGCCACAGATACGAAGCTGAGGCTCTCGGTCACCGTCCCTGGCGCCAGGCGCAGGCCGCCTGTCGCGTCGTTGATCTGCACAACCGGAAGATTGTTAAAGGTCGCATCCGACGCGATCCGGCTCATGACCGCCGTATTTTTCGCCGCGATGATGGCGCCTGAGAACCGGTCGCGTCCGGCGCAGTTCACGTCCAGCTTTTCAGGGTCGATCACGTGCCTCAGCCCCGGAAGGTTGGCGATGCTTCGCTCGAAGTCGGTCATGGTGATCTTCGGTGCGCCCGGAATGCTGATCGCGGAGGTGCCGGGAATTACGCTCATTCGTCCCATTTTCGATGCTCCTTAGGAAACGTTGATCAGCTGATGGCATGCCCAATTGTGCATGGGGTCGCCATAAGCCGTGGTGTCTGTGGAATTGTCCCGAATGTTGCCGCGCGGCCCGGTCGTCGGGCCGCCGTTGGCTCCGGAGAGCCCCGTCCTGGCGTATCCGATCTGCTGTGAGCTCGGCGCGCCTGGGTCTCCGGAAAGACCGATGGTGAGTTGCCGAACACCAGTCTTGGTTATGGATGTGATCGTCTGCGCTGCGCCGCCGACCTGCACCCATTCGAAGCCGTTGCTGCCAGGGTTCGACACTAGAGTGGTGTCGATCGATATATCAGTCGAAGGATCTCCTCCGGCGTAGGTGAGGACGATAGTGGCGCCCGAGCGGACCGCACTTGAGATGTGCAGCGGAAGCCACGGCGTTCCAGCGAGGGTCTGTCTCACGGCTCGACCGTGGTAAGCCCCCAAACGCGCGGAAGACTGGGCGGTCAAGTGGATACCGTCGCTCACCGTCGAGAGAAAATACTTCGGGCAGACGCAGAAAATTTTTCCGGGACTCGCGAGCGCCGCCTGAAGTTGCGCCAGCGGCACATCGGAGGTGGGCGGCATCGCCCCGTACTTGGTCCAGTTACTGATCTGATCGACGAAAAGCAGCACGTCGCCGACAACACCGGTGTAAATGGCAACGTCCCCCGAAAGGTCCGCCTGCAACTCTTCCAGGTGTCCTTGATAGGTCGCGAGACTGTCGCTGATATTGTCCTCGCCTTGAATGAAAGACACGGTCTTTGCTTCGTAGACCAACCCGTTCAAGCCAGCCATGATCCGCGCTCGGCGGATGGAAGAGATCAGGTTGGCATAAGGCTGCGTTCCTTTTTTGAGGCCCGCATAGGCTGTCCCGCTTCTGCCTGTACCGACGACCATTGCCGCGCTGGTTGCCGGCAGGGCGCCGACCTGCGTCAGCTCATATCCGATCTGAGAGGCAGGCGTTTCGCGCGAGCTTTCCTTTAGATCAATGATTGAAAGCCGGTTCTCGCGTGGGGTCTCAACATTTGCGTCAAGGTTGCCGCGGACTGCCGGACCTACATTGAACATCACGGCCCTGCCGGGGCGGACAGCGGACGTAGAGATTGCAGGCGTCGACGAAGTCCCATCCGATAGGGACTGGCCATGAAGGGCGTGATAGATGACGGTCGACACGGTATCGAGAAGAGACGTCTCGGCGCTCACGTCCTCCCGTTCCGCTGTTAGCGTTCCTGCGATGTCCTCGACGTAGGTGATGTCGCTGCCTGCCTTGCCAACTGCGAACGCGTTGTTTTCGCCGAAGGTGATCGGCACCACGGTCTCGCCATCTTTAACGGCAAACACCCGCGAGACCGACGAGACGACACGGTCGAACGCCTGGACATCCAAGGCGCCCAAGGCATCTACCCAGCCGTTCTCGAAGTGGTATCCGAAGACCAGGTCGTTTGCCTCGGTGACAACCACCCAAAGATAATCGTCGAGAAGAGCCGGGATGCCTGGTGCTTCCAAAGTGGAGGCAAACCTCGCGACACCATCACGCGTGATGCCGGCATTCACGCTTCCGTCGGCTGCAGCGAGAAATACCGTCTGCCAATATTCGTCCATCATCCCCTGACCGTCAGCGGCAGGGAACAGATTTTCTCGGCTTTCCCGGAGAAAATCAGCGAACGGGACCTCATCCGCCTTTTCGGCGAGGGTCGCGTTGAGAGCCGACTGATCCGCAATTTCGGTAAACGTCAGCGCCGTGCTGCCGATGGTTATTGGGGCCGGGGTGCCGCAGACAAATTGCTTGCCAGCGTTTACAGTGCCACTCCTGATGAAAACGGCGGCTCCCACGATCTCTGATGCATCGTTCGCGTCGGCACGCCGCTCCCAAGTGCCAGCAGCTGTGGTGTAAATTCCATTCTGCGCCGGTGCAGCCTGGTTTTTGACGAGCACGTCGGAACCAGACGTTTGAACTCCGTCAATGGTTTGCTCGCCGGAGAGAGCAACGTTTGCGGTGGTCGCAAGGTCGACAGGAGGCTTCCACTGCGTGGAACTGGTAATCAGCCCCCTCAGCTTGTCGACCTCAGTCTGGATTGTGCCTCCCAACACGGACCGAATTTCAGCTTTGCTCGGTTCATCCGGATTTGAGCTCGGACCGTCGGAATAGACGGTGTCGAAGGCATTTCGAACTTCATCGGCCATCAGCGGCTCCCACGAAAGAATGCCCCGCATAAGCGTGGCTGATTTTGCATTTGGTTGTAAGGACTTAAACGATCGTAACGGGAACCGGACCGCTCACCGGTCCAGCAATGTCAGAACCGTTCACAGGGAGCGCGTAATAATCCCAAGTACCCTGAGGTGCGCAGAGAGCCGTTTCTTCGAAGAGAATGACGTCGTCGATCGAAGCAACAGCAGCCGAGTTCCCCGCGAAGGCGAAGGTGTCACGGTTCGCGCTGGCAGTGATGGTTTCCCTGTAGGTTCCTGCCGCGGTGCGATCAGCCCCGTCGTTACTGGAAACGGCTCCCGTCGCTATTCTCGCCCTGACGAGACCCGCTGTGTAAGCTGCCACAGTGTACTGGATGCGTGCCTTCCCGCCCGATTGGATCGTTGCCGCTTGCGACGCGACTGACGAAGCCCCTGAGGCTTTGTTGAGGCTTCCACCAGAGATCGTCCAACCAGTGCCCTTCGTCCATATCGTGTCGGAATCGAAGTTTGGATTGAGAAGGATATTTGACCTCGTCGTATCGCCGTCTGTGAAGTTGTAGCTGCCCGAAGGCCCGACGGCGCGTGTACCGGCGAGCGTCGCTGTATCAGGATCGAATGTAACACCGGAGGCCACGCGATAAACCTTGACAGTCTTCACATGGCCATCGTTGCCGGTTGAAAACGCAAAGGATGCATTGCCGAGGCGTGGTCCAGATCCGGTTAAGGTGAAGGACGTGAGCGCGGTTGCCGGCGTTGGATCGGCCGTCGAGGTTACGGTTTCCGTGACTGACCAATTCGAGTAACGCCTATTCGACGCGATAAACGCAGCCTGCACATCCAGAACCTGATCGACAGGAACACTGCCCGTCGAAAGGTCAATGTACCCTCCGGAAGGCTCCGCGCTTGGATTTTGTTGTTCAACCCATGCGCCTGGGGTACCGAGACCATCAGCATCGGCTACCCTGTAGCGTACGACCGGCGTGAAACTGCCGTCCTCTGGATCGATAATGACAACGCGGATGTAGACGCTGCCGCCGTTTGCCTTCGCCTGAATAAGATTGATGACCGGAGTCGGAATGTTCGACGCATTTACGGCCGGTGGAACGGGAGGCTGCTGCCCCTCCTCGGTCGCCGGATTCCAGTCGTCGATGCCATCAGGCTGCTCGACGAAATCCATCGAGAAGCCGCCCTTGGTGAGGGCCAATACAGATCGACGGTTCTCCAGAAGCTTGCCGTCTAGCCGCGGCAGGCGATTCGGTGTTTCCAGCCTAACCCATCGCGCATAGACAGCGTTGATGCCGGAGAGGCGAATGTCGAGGTTGCCCTTGACTTTCTGCCGCAGTCGCAACCAGTCACGCTTTCCGAGCCGTCTTGCCTGCCGCCACTGGTGGCACCACTCGTAGCTGCCCTCCTGCGTCAGAACTCGACCAGCGCTTAACTGGGCGGCCGTGTCCTCGAAGAAATCAGTGTCGCAGCTCGTGTAATTTGTGGCCGGGTAGGTGAATTTCGGAACGAGGCGGTTGCACTCGTCTTCGAAGAGCACGTCATATTGAACCTGATGACCGACGATGTCGGCGTCGGTCAGCGTCGCCGTCCTGCTTTCGCGGAACTTGCCAACGGTCAGGATGCGCGCGCCGTCACCGCGGGCGACCAGGTGGCCATCGCACGTGGCGAGAATAGCGTTCAGTCCAGACTTCGGTCCGTTCTCGGTCGTATCCCAGCCATTGCACTGGTACCGCTTTTCCGTGCCGCCGCCGGCGAGAGGAACATCCTCGTCGCAGATGTCGGCTTCCTCTTTCCAGAAATGGATGACCGGAAGAAGCGCCTTCTGGTAATCGAGGCCGAATCCGAATTCGTTGAAGCAGAGATGCCACGCGCAGATGACCGCGCTGTTGCGGGTCCACGTCCAAGTGCCCTGGTCTGCCGGATCCTGCGCTGGGTCGCGGAAGTCCCAGCAGTAGGCGCCGTCTATCTCCACCGAAGGAGATGGGGCGCCATATGGGAAAGCCGTCTGCTGATCCTGTGCGTCTGCATTGTGCGCCCGCATGGCCAGCGACGCTTGACCGTCGCCGCGATGATCGTTGGTCCAGATGCCGTCCGCGCCCAGCGCAGAAACAAGTTCTGTATATGGCGTCTCAGGATTGGCGCCGAGGCGCGTGTATAGCCTGACGTTAGCGGAGCCTGCGCCGTATCTGCCGCCCGTCGTCAGTGGCGTTACGACGTTGTCGACGACCGTCACCTCGTCGTCGTTCAGGTAGAAGCGGTTGAACGACTTAATCCGGTGGCCGGCGATGGCCTGCACTGAATAGAGGTTCGAGCCCTTCGCCTCCCACATCATGCGGGCTCCGGCAACGCGAGTGCGGCCGACGGTATAGACGCGGAACGGGATAGCCTGGTTGAGCGGGGCTCTTCCGTCTTCTGGCTTTGGCGGCTTCGGCGCTTGCGCCAGGAGCGCCTGCAAGCCGATTGAAATAGCCGTCGTTGCAATCGCCGACGCAATCGACGCATAGGTGATCGTCGTCGCACCGATCGCGAATCCGCCAGAGCCAAGCACCGCCGTGAAGATCGGCGTGAAAATCGGATCGAACAGAACTTCGCTGTAGAGCGACGTCGTGCAGCCCAGCCCATAGCGCTGCAGCATCATGCGGTGATGGAAACTCATTATTTGCGATCTCCACCAGGCGCTCGCCATATGGCAACGTGGTCTAGCTTCTTGGCGACCACTCCGGAGGGCGAAAGCAGCGCCCATAGCGGCCCGAAACGAATGGCGCAGATTTCTTTGGCCTCGCCGTCCAGCCCTGCTGGCGCCTTGACGACACCCACATCGCCATCCTGCGGGTGCCGGACGCGCTTGAAGCCCGCCGGCTCCAATACAGCGGCTGCAAACGCAACAACGCCCCCTGCCCTCGTCAGGATGTCGTGGGCGCCCTTTGCCGTGCTGTAGGTGCCGCGGTACTCCTCTGCCGGGTCGATCCCTGCGCTTTCCTGCAACCATGTCCCGCAGAACGTCGTACAGTCGTCGCCGCCCATCCCGCCCCACCGAAAACGGTGCGGCAGGGCCAGAAATTCGTGCAGTGTCATGAATACCTCGGGCGCTACGGCCTAGAAGTTTGGCCAGACCGGCTGAACGCCCCTGGCAAGTCGGCTGGTGCCGTCGCAGAACTTGTCGGTTTCTGAGATCGCCTTCTGGTGAGGAGATGACCAGACCGAGCGCGCGCCGCGAGACCGGGTCGCCTCGCCGGCAACAACGGCCAGAGACAGCGTCAGCGTTACGGACTGCTCGCTAGGTGTGGCTGGCGACGACTCCGAAACGTGCGAGGCTGTGCCCGTCCAAATCGGAATGACGTTGCTCATTGGCTGGTAGTATTGGTCCAGCGTCGTTATGCCCATTTGCACCGTCGCGCCGCGTACCGCCGGGAGGCTGTCAATCATCCTCGCGGCTGACGTCGGATCGATGCCAGAAAGCGTGAATTCGACGCTGTCCGCCGTGCCGTTTACCAGCACCTCGAGCGTTGGCACGCCGACCAACTTGCCGCCGCCTAAGTAGACCGTCCCAGTCGGGTCGATGCTGTCGAAGTTGACCGGAATGTCGTTGATCCCGAACCACATATGCAGCGACGGCGTCGTGCCGATGCGCAGGAAGATTCCGAGCTGATGGCTGCCCCGCAGCTCGCTGATGACGTTGTCCGGAACCCAGCCCATCAGAACGCCTCGACGAATTGGATGGACTGCTGTGTGACGAAGAACGCCTCAACTACCGACGGCAGCGTGAAGTCAGACTTGAACTTTGCGACGAACCGCGGGCGCGCGAACTCGACACGTGTTCCCGCAGCGACTGCCTCGCGCAAGGGCGGGGCTATCGCCAGGGTGTAGACCGGATTTTCTTCCGAAGTCTTCCCGATCACTTGCCAGTAGCGGTAAGCGCGCCAGCCTTTCGTCGTGTGGTAGATCGAAAACCAGTCGGACCAGCGTAGCGGCCTGTTGAGTCCGTACACGCGCATTTTTATGATGCCTGCGTTCAGTGCTGCCGCCTCGGTGATCTTGCCATAGACCGTCGCCTGGCTGTACCCGGAGCCATCCGAGAAATAAGATCCGTCTGTATGCGTGATGCCGCTGACGATTGGCGCAGGCAGTCCGTTGACCCTCGGGAAGGGTCCGAACCAATCTGTAATGATCGGCACGTTGATAAAGCGGAACCCGCCGTTGAGGCGGGCTCCAAGCCAATTCACGTATTCGTAATGCTCGGGGTTCTTGATTTTGCAGTCTTCGTAGGTCGCGGTGACGATGCCGCCGCCGCTCATCTCGATTGTCTGCCCCTCGCCTACGCCGTTACGGCCACCATCGATCGAAGATCCCGTGACGTCATAGATAGTCTTCACCGGAGCCAGAAAGTTGGCTTCCAGCGTCGGCTGGTTCGTGTAGACCGCCATCAATCAACCCTTCTGGCTAGTGTACCTGCTTTGCATGGTGCCGAAGCCGCCGCGGCGCTGGTTCTCGTTGTACTGGCTAAGCCCCTCGCCCACTCCCTGCTTGACAAGCGTGCGGATGTGCTCGTCGCCGCTGGCGCCGCTGATTTGCACCTGCAGGATGCCGGGTTGCGCGTTGTTATTCGCCGCCATGCCGCGACCATTAAGGCGTGGCGCGCGAGGAGCATTCAGCCGATGGTTCGGCGTGACGCTTGCCCCCCGTGGGAGGTTGACCAACTCAGGGCCTTTTTCGCCGACTATTGCCAGCCCGCCTGGAGCGAAGTTGGTTCCCGCCGCAAAGCCAGGAATGCCATGCAGAAAATTGCCTAGCGTTGTCGTCGGTTTAAATGATGGGCTGAACAGAGATGACCAGTTGAACCCGCCTGCTAGCCCGCCAAGACCGCCGGCGGCGCCCATTTTCTGGGTGATCGCTGCCAAGCCGGAATTGAAGCCACCGAGGCCGTTTACTGCGCCCGCTGCGGTTTCTCCCATCTTGGCAATCTGGGTGTTGAACTTGGCGACGTAGGAATTGCCGGTCGTTCCCAGAATGTCAGCGCCCATGCCGCCCTTGCCGACGGAACCAGGCCCACCAAACCAAGCCTGAGCGGCGCCAGATGCTCCGAACTTGCCGACGTAGCCACCGAAGCGGTGATTGAAGATGGCATCTTGAGCAGATGGGTTGGCAAGGAATTCACTCGACGACAGCCGCCGTCCGAGTGCCGCCTCAGACCACGGACCAATATTGTTGCCCATGACCTGATAGGCGCCGTATGCCCGATCGCCATTTCTGGTAACTGGACCAAGTGCGCCGTAGTTGCCGCTGCTTTCGATTGCCTGGATGGCCTTGGCATACATCCCGATATTGCCAACCGCCGGCAGGGCCGAACGCGTCACCGCCCCGACAGGAGCTGCAAACGTCGTGGCCGCAGAAGACGCAACGGCAGCGATGCCACCGCTCTTGCCGCCACCGCCAAGGAGAGCCGAAGCAAGAGCATTGCCGATTTGCTCAAACAAGCCGTCCAGCGACTTCTGCATGGCATTGGCTGCAGCATTCTTGACCGCATCAGCGAAGGATTCGCCGATGCTTTTGCCGCCAGTGAGAATGCCGCTGCTGAATTCCGAGAGGAACGACTGCGTTAGGTCGGAAAGTTCCTCCTGCTGGAACCTATTGCGGATCATCGCGGCATTGTTGCCGCCAAGATCCTCATCAAGCCCATAGGACCGCAGTCGCAGCTTTACTGCCTGTTCCTGCTTCGATAGGCCGGCGAAGGCGGAGTCGTCCAGCAAGTCCTGCTGTAGCTTGGCCTGGGCCAAGGCTTGCGAGTACTTGCTGTATAGCTCGACTTTCCTCTCAATTTCGGCGCGCTGCTCGGCGCTGAGCGATCGACCCTTGTCTTCCGCCTGCTGAAGTAGCTCGAGCCGGAAGCGTGCAGCATCGGTCTGGACGCCGTATTCACCCGTCAGTTCCGTCTCGAGTTGCAGCTGGGCGATACGGTCGTCGGCGCTCTTGACCAGGTCGCGATAGGCGTTCGCAGCACGCTGCGCGGCCGTTTCTGCTTTTTTGGTGTCTTCCGGCTCATCGCCAAGTTGAATCGGCTTTGTGCCAGGTATCGGAACAGCTACGCGCCTACCGTCTGGGTTGATGACGGTCGGGTTTTCGTTCGCCTTACGGCGCTGCTCGTCAAGATACTCGAAGTAGGCGTCTTGCTCAGCGCTATTTATGCGGAAGCCACGAGAGGCGCTGGCTGCCTGCGCAGCCTCAGACTTGAATTTCGAAGCGCTCGCGGCCGCCTTGTCGATCGCCGGCACGAGCCTGTCGAAAATCTCAAGGTATTTCTGCAGCTCCGGCGTCGCATTGTCCTTGATGACCGCGGCCAGTTCCTGCTGAACCTCTTTGGCCATATCCGACGTGGCGTTGCCGTCTTCAATGCCAGCAGTGAGTTCGTTGAACGCTCGCTGAAGGCTCGTAATCTTGTCGGTGTCTTCGCCCATCTGAGACAGACGCGTAACAATGTCGCCGATCTCAGAATCTACGTCGCCAAGGCTCTTGCGAAGTTCCTCCCACTGCGCATCGGCGCCGATTTCGGCGGCGGCCTGCAGATCCTTGGCATCTGTAAGCCTTTGCCGCTCGTCGTTGTACGCCTTCAGCGCGGGGAGCGCGTCACCCCACTTGGCGACAACCGCCTGTACGAGCTCAGCTTCCTTTTTCAGAGTTTCCTCTGACTTGGCGCCCCCCAATTCGAGCGAACTGAAGTACTGGATAGCCGCAGCGCCCGCGGCTATGGTGCCTATGGTCACCAGCGAGATGGGATTGACGAGTTGCATGAACGCGCCAGCAACCGCCGGACCGATACGCTGTCCGCTCGCTCTTATGTCGTTGAAGACCTGCGCGACTTGCGGACCCTGCTGCAGGGCGACCGTTTGCCAGGGCATAAAAGCAGCCGTGGTCGCAATGTCGAAACCCTGCGCCGCCAGATTGGAGGTGTTGAATGCGCCAGCACCCACACCCCCTCGTCCCGCCGGCATAGCCGCCAGGGCGGCATTCCTGCCCTTGATCGCAGCAGTAGACGCCAACGCGGCTTGCCGCTCGCGCTGGATGGCCGCTGTCATTTCGTTCGCAGAAATGGCGCCGAGGGCGTGAGCCCGCTTAATGTCTGCAACGGCCGACTTGTAGTTGTTGATCGTTGCGAACAGCGGCGAGTAACGAGCGCGAAGACGCTCAAGTTCCTTGCCTTGGTCGGCGAGAGCGCCGCTCCACTCTTTAGCGCCGCGCGTGCCGATCCCGACCATGCCGTCGATGCGCTTTTGCAGCGCAGACGACATAGAATTGTCGATACCGCGACCAAGATCGTTGAACTGCTTTTCGACCTTGCCTGTGGTTGAAGATATGTCAGCCTCGAGCCGCTTCAGGCTCCTTTTGACCGTAGCCAGGTCAGTGCTGATGGAAATTACAAGATCATCTGTCTTTTCAACCATCAGGCGAATATCCTAGAAATAGAAAAGCCCGCGTGGTGGCGGGCCGAGGGGGTGGCAAATGGATGGATGGCTGAAGACGCTTGTTGCCAGCGCCTGCGTTGTAGTGATCGCAGGTGGTGGCTGGTACGCTTGGGAAGAGTATTCCGACTATCGCGAGCGGTCGGCGAAAACGGAACTGATGAAACGCGTTCGAAACGAACTGTTCATGCTCGCTAGCGCTGGCGAGAGTGAGCCGGAAAAAGTTCGCGCGATGTGCTCCGTCATTCGAGAAAAGCCGGACACATTCAGCGACAAAAATTTTGCGGCTCAGACACTCCGCAACTGTAGGGCGCTCGGTTTTATCTAACCATACTTCGCCAGCAGAGAGTCCATCTCGCCCTTCGAAGGCGGCTTCGGTCCTTCGTCGACGCCGTTGGCCTCGTTCCGCCCGTGGATTGCTTCGAAAAACTCGGTCAGCGTGGCGTCCCAGAAATCAACGGGACGCCAGCCAAGACCACCGAGCGCAATGCGCATCCACTCACGCCAAGGGAACGGCTCGACCTGTTCTAGTTGGCCGTCTCGTCGACGGCTTCGGCGTTTCCCTCGTCACCATCGAAGTGATGCGCCAAGATCGTAGCGAACGTCGCGGCGCAGGCCGTGAAGTGCTTAAGCTTCAGCTTCGTCAGCGCCTCAAGAGCGTTGCCCTTGACCGTCAGAAGCTCAATGCCGGCCGCCGTTGCCGCGACTTCGACGCCGGAAAGCCTGACGAACAGGTCATTCAGCGATCGGCACTGCAAGCGGCTCGACACAGCCGACAGGCGGGCCATTTCGGCGGCAAGGATAAGCTCGACGTCGTCGATGATGAGGCGCGCTTCGCCGCGCGCCTCATTGGGTTCGAACTTGAACGTCGGTATCTTCTGTGCCGTCACGACTTTCTCCTCTTTGGCCATGGATTACACCTCAGCCGTGAACGTCAGTTCATCGGCGGCAACGAAGGTCGCGCTGAACTCCATGTTCGGCTCGACGTCGCCGCTGAATTCGAAGTCCGTGACCATCCAAGAGCCTTCGTAGGTTCCGTCGCCAGGAACGACGACCTGCGCATTGAAAGCCGTGGAGCCGCGGACGTAGCCCATGAACGCGCTCATGGCTGCGCCAGCGACGAATGCGCCGGAGCCGCTGAACGTGCGGTTGGAAATGCCGGGGCGGCTGGTTTTCTGCACCGGGCCGCCAGGATTGGTGCAGCTCGGAATGGTCGTGTCGACCTCGTTCGCCGACATATTGAAACTGCGCGTCTTCAGACCGCAGAGATTGCTGAACACTTCCGGCGTGTTGCCATCGCCGATCTTGATCAAAAGAGAGCGGCCGAGCTGCTGTCCAGTTGCCATGTGTTAGGTTCCTTCATATGAAAAACCCGGCACATGGCCGGGATGGTGGTGTGATGATTGCTGGCCGCAGCGCGGTGTGCTGCGTGTTTGCCGCTAGGGCTTCTCGACGGTGGCCACGAAGTCGATAACAGCGTGACTGGTCAGCCCATCCGGATCGCGAAAAACTCGCGTCTGACGATGCATGATCGAGATCAGGCGGTTTGTTGCGAGCGCGAGCGGCGCCAGATGCAGGCTTTCCGCGACCGCGTCGGCTATCTGCTTTGCTACGGGGTATCCAACTTTGCGCGACCATGCGTGAAGCGTCAGGTAGACTTCGCCGCCGTTCACGCATGTCGCGTCGTCGCGTAGAAACTGCGCTTCGCCGATCGTGACGTACGATTCTTTTGGTGTGGCGAATGCCGTATCGGGTGGTTGATCGTAAACGCCGTTGACCAGCGCCATCAGGCCGACGTCAGCCTTCAGGCGCGCAACTATGGCGCCCTGCAGTTCCAATTCCGGACTGGCCATCAGCGTTTACCCTGCGCTTCCTTGACGCCTTTGTTGACGGCTGCCAACAGCTTGCGCCGCGCCGCCTTGCGATAGGCTCGCCATGTATGAAAGACGTGCGGTTGCGCCGCTGTGCCGGGATGCATGTGCGCTTCGCCGCTAAAACTGATGTTGCCGCCACCGGCGGTGACATTGTGCGGAGCAGTCCCGAACTCCAAAAAACGCCAAATGAACTTGGCAAAGATGCCGGCAGCGTCCTTGTCTTTCGTCTGTGTCACACCGACCTGCCGCTTGTCCGGGTTGTCGACCAGCCTTGCGCCTTGAATACTGGCAGCATAGTCGCCGGTTGCGCCGCGTGGCGCCTTAGCGGCAATTCGAGTGGCGGCTTCCTTCGCGATCTCGAGCTTTGCCTCCGCTGCGTACTTCTCGACAGCGGGCGCCAACTCATTCAGCCTTCGCGTAAGAGCCTCGCGGCCCAAAACCTTCGCCTTGAACGCCATTACGTCGCTACCCCATCATCAACCAGCAGGTCGAGCCACGCGTTTTTCTGGTCTGGGTTGGTGACGGTCCTGATATTCATGACGCGCGACGCGTTGCGAGCGTCCACAATGCGCCATGAGGGGGTCACCTCACGCGCAGCAGCGCAACTGCGAATTCGAACCGTATAAGGCTGCACGCCAACCAGCCTGGCCGCCTGCACAGGCTCCCCGCCTCGCAGCGGGATCAGTTCGGCGGCCGCGGTGAAGGCTGTTTCGAACGGCCCCGCCACCTCATTGCCGTAAGAATCATCAACGATCTCACGTTTTTGAAAGTGCAGCCTTTGATGCATGCGGCCGGCGCTTGGTTTCTTGGCCATCCGTGTTCTCCTTGCGAGGCGCCGCAACCTTCACTGCGGCGCCCTTGCTGATAGCCTCGTTGGCGCAAGCCCTTGTGACGTTGAGCGCCATTCCGGCTTTGTAGGCGATGGTGAAGCCAGGCTGGACCCAATTGAAGTTGGCGCTAAACCTCACCCAAGCCATTAGGCGAGCGTCACGCCAGGATCTTGGATGTCGACCGAAAGCACGGTCGTGCTCTTCGCAATTCCGATCTGGATCGTGTCCATGCCGGCCACAAGGTCCGCGCGGGGGCAGATTCCGCCCGCGGTCCCGCTGAGCCAGTAATCGGTGCCCGCGACCAGCGTTGCGCCGATCGTGATGTCACCAGACTTGTGGATCGACACGGGCTGGTTCAGCGACGCGCCATTCAGCGAAATGCCGTGAACGGTGCGTGTGCCGGTGCCGTTGTTGTCCGACTTCATCCACTTATTCGTGGTTGCGTCGAGGTAAATTGGCTGCCCAGCGGTAATCGTCTCGCCGGCAGTGCCAATGTCGCGTGTGGAGTTCGTTCCCGCCACTACCGATCCGGGCGTTACAACTATGTCAACCATGTGTGCTTCCTTCCGGCCTTAAGCGCCGCGTCTATGATGATAGGTCAGGCGGTTGTCTCTTCCGGAACCAAGCGCCAGACGCGCCAAGGAGCCAGGAGCGCCCGAACCGATGGCGGCATTACCGCATCGGATTTTTGCTCTCTGTCCGCCTCGCGGTTCTCGTAAAGGTCACCGAGCATGAGTAGAATAGCCGCAACGATAGACGGCTTGACGTGCATGGCGGTGTCGTCATCTGCGGGGAGCGTCTCACCCTCCGGCAAAACGACCCTATCCAGATACTCAACGACGATGTCTTCCGCGGCCGACGTGTAAAGCTCGATCTCGGCGTCATCATCGCTGTGCAGCACCCGAAGGTGCCGCTTTGCGGTGGCTAGATCAACGAGCGCCATGACTTACGCCGCAATGACTGCGGCCGTGGGCGCGCTGGTTGCCGAAACAGAGCCGCTGTCATTGGTGGCAGTTACGGTTACCGTAATGACCTTGCCGACGTCGCCGACAACCGGAACGTAGGTTGCCGCCGTTGCGCCGACGATAACTGCACCGTCTGCGTTCCATTGCCTCGTGAAGGTTGGCGATCCTGACCACGTGCCAGTCGTCGACGTCAAAGTCTGGCCGACCTGAGCGGTGCCCGAAATGGCCGGAAGGACGCTATTTGATGGAGCGCCGATCCCGACGACCACGCCCGCGCCGAGATAGCTCGCGAATCGCCTCTTGCGGGCAGATGCACTAACCATTTTTCTTTCCCTTTCTGCGCACTGTCGGTTCCGGCTCGGTCACTAGCTCAACATAGCCGTACGCAAGGAGCTGGCTCGCGATATGCTTTGGCAGATCGATTTCATCGCCCTCGTTCAGGCGTCCATAGTCGCCAACAAGCGCCTTGAGTGCTCTTATCTTCATGTCTCATCCAGTGAGTGAAAGGGGCGGCCGCGAAGCCGCCCCATCAGTCTTGTTACGGCGCCGGATTTACGTCGCCAGTGACGAAGGCTTCCGGACGATAAACGGCCAGAGCAAGGCGCTCTTCGATGCGGATCGTGAACATGTTCTTTTCGAAGTCGTCCACGTTCTCGCTCGAAAGCAGCACTTCGACGTCCATGCGGTCGAAGATCTGCGCACCGAGGTTGAAGGCGCCGGTCAGGAACTTGCCGGCCGTTACGGCCTGCGTCTGGGAGACGGGGAGGCCCCAGAGCGTCGGGCCCATCGGAGACATAGCGTTGCCGACGATGTAGTTACCGCCAAGATCCTTGGTCAGTTCGATCTTCGCCCAATCCGTCGGATGAAGGACAAAGCCGCTGGCCGGGTATTCCGCGAGGATAACCTGCAGAACAGCGAGGCGCAGGCGATCGATCGCCGTTTCTTCGGCCGGAGTAAACGCCGGAGCGAACGCGGTTGCCTGCGGCAGGATGCCGTGAAGGTTCTGGCCAGTGCCGTCGCCGTTGAGAAGCTGGTTCTCTTCAACGAACTTCAGGCCGTAAGTGCCGCGTGCGTTGATGTAGGATGCCAGTGCCGGCGCATCGTCGAGGATCTGGCGAGAAGCCTTGAAGATGTGGGCAATCGTGCGAACCTGGGTGCTGAGCAGGTTGAACGTTAGGTCCGACTTCGGCTTCTGCGTAGTTTCCGCAACCGGAGCGGCGGAGTTCGTGAAGCCAGTTTCCTTGACATATTCGACGCTGGACGACGAAGTGCGTCCCGGCGCGATGAGGTCGCGGATCGTGAACTGACGGTTCGGAGGCGTGACGATGCCGGGAACGCGAGCCCCAGGGACAAGCGACGTGCCGGCGGAACGGCCAGCTCCAACCGTGGTGTTTGCGGACGTGATGTCGGCGCGTTCCATACTGACGCGGAAGCGGCCACGCTCGTTCAGGCTGAGCCGGCCATTTTCAAAGGAGGCATTTTCGACAATGTGGTCGCCAATTCCACGAGCCAAAGGATCGCCGCTTTCGCTGACGCGGTCTGCAGCCTTCTCGAGTTCGCGAACGCGGGTGACGGTCTCGCCGAGCTCAGAAAGAGCCTTGTCGACCTTGCCCTTCAGTTCGGCGGAAACTTCGCCGGTTGCTTTCAGCTTTTCGGTGAAGTCGGAGCCAAGGTTGCCTACCTGCTCCTTAATGGAGGCCAAAGACTGGCCAAGCTCGCCGATCTTTTCGGCAAGTGCATTATCGGACATGAAGTCCTCCTGATTTGTGGGGTTTACCGTGTGATTTTGAATGAACGCGCTTCGGTCAGAAGCCTTTCGACCGCTGCCAAAGCGGCAGCATCCGCATCGACATCAGGTTCCCCCTGATCCTTCTTGAGGTAGAGCCGAGCGGCCCGCTCTGCCTCAGAGCCCGTCAAACCCATCAGTCCCCTGATGCCGTTTTCGAACTCGCGAACTGTTACGCTCTCGCCTGATCGCATCTTGGCTACCAATACTTCGGCAGATTCGGCCCGAGCCTGATTTTGCGCCTTTACGCGCCGCACGTATGCCGGCTGCGTCTCAGCGCCGAAGCGCTCGAGCGTTTCTTCCATCGTCGCGATGCGGTCGACCATGCCGCGGTCCATCAGGGCCTCGGCGTAAAACACCCTACCCTGCCCAAAGCCGTCTTCGACCTTGCCGACGGTGGTGCCTCGACCTTCGGCGACGGCAGAAACAAATCGGTCATAACTGCGATTCACGCCGTCCTGAATGTGCTCTAGCGTCTCCTTGCCGAGCGGCTCGGTCTCGTTGCCTTCGACCTTGAACTTGCCTGCCGAAATGTACGTGCGCTTAATGCCGCGCTTCTCCAGCGCAGCGGAAACATCATCATGCGCCGTATAAACCCCGATGGATCCCGCGCGACCGGAAGGCGTGACGACGATTTCGTCGGCCGCAGAGGCGATCCAGTATGCCGCGCTCGCCGCGAGGCTGTTCACCTGCGCGACGATGGGCTTGTCGCCCCCGCGAATGCGACGAATTTCGGTGGCCAATTCTTCCGTTCCAGGGACAGACCCGCCAGGACTGTCAATGTCCAAGATGACCGCCTTGACATCTTCATTGGACAGGGCGGAATGCAGGGAGCGGCGGATACCTGCGTAAGACGTGCCGCCTGACATCGCGGAAAAGGCATCCATCTTGTTCGCCAGGACGCCATAAACCGGAATGACAGCAACATTGCCGTCGATTTCGGCAATTTCCTTGGCTCTTGCGTCGGATACAGCCGCCGCGAACTCGGTCGAGAACAGCTTCTCGCCTTCCGCCCTGGCGACCAGAACGTCTGCCAAAACGGCAAGTTTTTCGCGCTGAATAGCCCATGGCTCGGCCATGAAAGCCGTCAAAACGTGCTCAAACTTCATGATTTGTTCCCTATGCAGCGCGTTTTAGCGGCTGTTCTTGCGAGTTCGGCGCACTTTCCGTCGACTCACCCAACTTATTGAGCGGCGTCATCGTGCCGTTGACTATCGCGGCTTCTCCGCCATCAACTGGAGCCTTGTTTTCGTAGGATCTGGCTTCGTTTGGCGTGTAGATGCCGTTGGTGACCATCTTGGACAGGAAATCTGCCCTCGCCCCGCTGTCACCTCTGAGAAGGCCTTCGATCGAGAATTTTACTACGGTAGTTTTGCGCGTCTGCGGTGTCAGAAGGTCACGGTAAATGGACGACTCGATGCTGCGAAGCATCGGAACGAGGCATGTTTTGGTGAACTGCAGGATCAACTGCTCAATCCCGCTCCCCCAAGTCGTCGTGCCGTTGGCGGCGTGCCCAATCATCACTGGCGGAACACCGAAGATGCGGCAAATCTGCTCGACGCTGTACTGCCTGCTCTCCAGCATCTGCGCATCTTTGGGGTTGATGCTCAGCGGGTAAGGCTTAAACCCAGCCTCAAGAACGGTCACACCGCCCGCCTTATCGGCTCCGGCGAACTGCGTCAGCGTATCCGATATCTGCTTCCGCTGATCTGCCTTCAAAATCTGGTCGGAACTGACAAGCAGAGACGACAGCAGGCCGTTCTTGAACATCTTGCCGGCCGTCTTCTCGCCGGAAAGCGCATTGCCGATCACGTTTCTCTCGACGCTGATCGGCGAAAGCCCACGATCGCAACCAGGCATTAGGGCGCCGCGGATATGCAGCATATTCTCCGCAGAAATCTTGCGCTTGCCGCCCTTGCTTCGGCCGTTAACTCGCTCTGTCACCTCGTAGTAGCGTGCGTTGCGCTCGTCCCTGCAAACTTCAACGCAAAGCGGGTCGAACGGAATAAGCGAGGACAAGGAACTGCCGCGCATCTTCTTCTCGGCGAAGAAATTGCCGTCTAGGCATAGACACATCGCCACCATGGCCCAGAAATCTGCGGCCGTATCGTCGAAGTTCGGCATGTCGTGCAAGAGCTCATAGAGTTGGCTCTCGCGATCAACGGTGACGCCGTCGTCTTTGTATACCAGACACGGCAGCGTCTTGATGGAGTTGGCAATCAGGTTGACGCAGGCCCACACAGCGTCGAGCTGCATGGCCTTGTCGTAGGTCACCGTTTCGCCGCTGGTGGTCTCCGTTCCATAATACGCCCGCCAAGGGCCAGATAGGAGGCCGAACGGCTTTCCTATCCACTGCAACAGGCCCATGGCCACTCCTTACTCACCAAGTAACGGTGATCATGTTGTTGACGAAGTCGTCGAGGTTCGCATCCGGTGCGGCTGCACCGTCGACCGCAGCTCCAACCGCCATGCACAGGGCCACGGCGGAATCTATCCGTCGATGCGCGAGAGACTTGACGAGGTATTTGTTTTGAAGCGCGTCAGGCTTGCTGAAAGTAGCCGCCATCATCGCAGTCATGAGAAGCGGGTTGCTTCTCAGCCTGATTCTGCCGTCCACGATAAGCGACTCGACCTCGCGGATTGATCCGGGCATCCAAAGCCCACCGGGTTCCGGAAGCCCTTCCGCCTGCGCCTGCTCGACAAGAGCCTCATCTGGATTGCTGCGCCGCAAGCCGCCCTGCGGATGGTTTCGGTGCACCAGATCGAGGCCGAGTTTGCCGCACTCCTCCATGAATTCGGCATAAGCATACTGATCGTACGCAATGGCCTTGATATCTAGGCTCTTGGACGACTGGAGGACGCTATACGCCACATAGTCGTAGCGGATTCGCTCGCCGGGTATGGCAATCAGATGCTTATCGGCCACCCACTGGAGGTAAGGCGCCTTGTCCTTGTCGGCCCGCTCCTTGAGCGTGTCTGCCGGCGTAAAGCTGTCAACCCATGCGTCAAATGTTGGCGCAAGGAACGTGCTTCCGTCTGGCCTCGTCATTTCCTTGTGCCCTGTCGGCACGACATAGGCGACGCAAGTCATGTCCTTATGGGACGAAAGGTCGACTCCTAGGAACGCCGGCTTTCCTTCGTGCTCCTCGATGTCGAAATCAGACATCACCGACTCGACAGTCTTTCTCGGCATCCAAGACGAATGCGCATCGGTCCAAACGCAGAAATACAGGCGCAAAATACCGGGAGCATCGCTGGGAAAATTCTTAGCGAATGCCACCTGAGACGCGATGTACTCCTTACTGACCGTTACGCCCAAAAGCGGGTTCGTCTTGGCCCAGCAGGAGTCGTCCTCCAGCGGGTCATCGCCCTTGTCCAGGGCGCAAACATACGAGAATAGCTCATCCGAGCCAGGCCACGTCTCTCCGACGTAGGCATACTCTTCGTCTGGCGTTTGCGTCCCCGCTGCAACAGCACAGGCCATCTCGTGCTCGCGCCAGCAGACCGAAAGCCTATCGCTGCCGCTGTTCGTGATCATCATCAACAGCGGCTGGCGTCGGAACTTAAAGCCCGCCTCCAGCATGCGCATGATCTCGGGTCCAGGGTGCTCGTGCACCTCGTCGCAGAGTGCAAAATGCGGACGCAACCCCGAGCCCGTCTTACCGGCTTCCTTCGACATCGGTCGAAAGAACGATGAGGTCTTTAGATGGGCAAGGTTGTATTCCCTCTCAAAGCCTCCGCTCGGCTTAATCTTCTTCGAAAGGTCCGGAGACTGCCGCATCATTTTGACGGCGTCTCGGAACAGAATCGATGCCTGCTCCTTCGTCGCTGCCGCCGCGTAAATCTGTGCGCCAGGTTCGTTGTCGTAGACTAGGCCGTACAAGCCGATACCGCCAACTAGTGGCGACTTGCCGCAGCCTTTACCCGCCTCGATGTATGCGCGACGAAAACGCCGAGTGCCGTCGGCTCGCTTCCATCCGAAAATGGAGCCTAGAATGAACTCCTGCATGGGCTGCAGAACGAACGGCTGATTATCGAACTGCCCCTCAGAGAGGCGAAGCTTGCGCTCGAAGAAGTTGAATAAGCGGCGAGCGGCGGAATCATCCCAATGAAGGCCGCGATCGGCCGCGTTTGCCAAATCGTCGAGGTGCCGGCGGCAGGAGTTGCGTACGTGAGGCCCAGCCACAATAGAGCCGTCAAGAACAGCGTGCGCATATGCATTAACCCTATCCAGTGCCGGAGTTTCGTCGTCAGCCACAGTCGGCCACTTAGTCGAGGCCGTCTTCCTCGTCGTCCTCTTCATTCGGCACCGTCACTTTTGTGGCGTCCGCAGGAGTCGCGCCCATCTGTCCAAGCATCTGCCGCAAGAGGTTCATGGCCTGAACGCCAACCTCCTGGCCAGCCATGATGCGACCCTGAATATTCGAAGCCATGCCGACGAGTGTCCTATGCGACTGGTTCAGCCACGGCAGTTCGTTCTGGAAAAGCAGCCATGCGGCCCTTGCCTTGCACTGATCTGTGTCGGCGATCCACTTCGGTGGAGTACCAAGAGGGCCGTTCGCCTTAGGTTCGGCGCGGTCCTTGAAGCGGCCAGCGTTGACTTTGTCTCGCCCCTCGATCCTAGCCTTGCCGAGGGGATTTCTCGGCTTTGCCATTTGGGGAAATCCTCAAAATAGGGTCATAATCTGAATTGCAGATGCGTGCGTTCTTGGGTGCCGCCGGTCCGCTGAAAGAGGGTTTTCCGACTTCTTCGGCACCCCCGTCATATGGGCCACCCGTTGGCGTCGAATGAGATCACTGTCTTGCCGTGGTCTTCTAACTGGGCATCGGTATCGTGGTGTGGCTTACAGAGGCTCTGGTGGTTGCTAGGATCAACAAACAAATCCCAATCCCCTCTGTGCGCGATGCGGTGGTTCACAACCGTGGCAACCTCGACAACCTCTGCAAGTAGGCACCGCTCACATAGCGGCTGACGCATCAACTGCTGTTCTCTAAGGCCGTTCTTGCCTCGCCAGATTGCCAGCTTATACAAGCGCCTATAGCGCGCCGCCTCTTCGGTACGATGGTCGGCCATGGTGTTCCGTATGATTGCCGATGCTGCCTCATGCCGTCGGCACGACCCCTCGTGCCGGGACGCTGCCGACAAGCAGCCAGTCGTTTGAGGGGCTAAGAAAACGAAGTACGGAAGGTAGCGAAATTGACGACCGACCCTCGGTTGTGGCAGTTGGTGGCCACTGCGCACTGGTGGGGGGACGCGATGCCAAAGAAGAAGGCGACAGGAAGACAAGGCTGGTGGTTTGCGCAAGTCGATGACGTCGCGCTTCCATGCCTGCATAAGTCTTGGCTGAAGGGCCTGAGCTACCACGACCCTTTCAAACGCCACGAGGGCAAAGGTCTTGAGAAGAAGATCAAGGAGGCCGTGGACGCCATCATAGATGGACGCCAAGTGATCCTCACGACGGACAACGAAGTGCGTGACCACGATGGGGAGATTATCGCGTTCGAGCGGACGGGATACATCGCAGTGTTCGAGGTTGACGACGTGACATATTCAACCAGTGACGGTCTTAGACTGCGCCTGACCAAACGGCTCTATGATCTGGAGTAGTCCAAGGTGGTCGATGATAACGATTGCTAGGCTCTCCGGAAGAAGCACCTATAGCACTGAAAAACAAAGCGGCCAGCTCAACCCGTTACAGGGAGCCGGCCGCTGATCGCCCGTCGCCGAGAGGAGGCAGCGCCAGGCAATGGGGTGTCCTCGTTTCGGTGCCTCGACTCTAGATCGCACTTGATGCAGAGATGATCGGACGCGAACACGAGGGACCACTTTGCGCGCCATTATCATCTCAGCAGCTATCGTTGCCATTTTCCCGATTAATGTATTTGCCTACTGTTCGGAGCCGAGCGCTCCGAGCTGTGCATCCAGCTTCGGCTCATTTGACGACGAGTGGGAGTTTGACAGGTGTAAGCGAGACATGGAGGCGTATCGTTCGGAGGTCGAAGACTTCATCCAGTGCAACAACGAAGAGGCCCGTCGCGCTCAACAGGCTTCCGAAGAAGCCGCATCTGAATACAGCGATGCTGTCGACAGCTTTAATAGGCGCGCAAACAATTAACCTGACGACCTTAGATGGGTACCCGCATTCATCGCTGACGCGGGCTCGGTCGCAAATGAAGCTGCGCACCGAAAAAGTAGACCCGGCGCTGTGGCCGGGTCGTTAAAATATCTTTCAACTAGATACGTCACATCGCGCCACGAATGGGCACCCGTGGTTCAACTTTTTTGTTGTCGTTCGCGGCAGCCAGTGTCTTAGCGGCTTCGATGAGCGCCGCCTTCCCCGCGCGGTCCGCATATCCCTCGGCGTAACCTAGCCGCAGGCCGATTGATTTCAACGTCCCACGAGCGGCGACCTCTTCGACCACTGACGCGACCTCGCCCTGCCGAACTTCGGGCGCTTCCCAGGCCTGTGCTCCACTAGATGAGTTGCCGCTTGGACGTGAAATCCCACCGAGGAATCCAGCGCCTTTGGCCACAGCGGTCTCGCATTTCGTTGCTGGTGCCGGCAGTTCATCGAACGATACGGAACCGTCCACACCCAAACTGCGCAGCAGCTCGCGGTTTGCTTCAACGCCAGCCTGCGGATCGAGCATAGGCGGCAGGACTGGTCTGTCGGACACGTTCCTCGGGAACGACGCGGCTTGCATAGGCGACGGTGTGGTCGCCCTTGTTTCGAGATAGCGTTGCGGGCTGCGGTGCGATGAATTGCTGCCGCTGCCAGCCTTGACGCGATCGACGGGCCGAAGCTTGTGCCCCTTTGCTGTCGATCCCCATTCAACGAGCAGGCCGTCGCGGAACTTCAGCGAGCCTAAGTTGATGCGCTCGCCGTCTTCATCAGCTTCTACTACGAGGCCCGCACCCACATGGCGCACGCCATTCCTGACATAGACGCGGAAGGCATCGCTGGCGGCCTTCATCAGTTCGCCGACGGCAGGCCGAATTTCCTGGCTATTATCCTCGGCATCCGCGGACCAGTTGCTGGACGGCTTTGGTAACGCTGCGGCCAGCGCCGGCGCGAGCTCTGGGAAGCTATCGAACAGCCACCGTAGAGCTGGCAGCGTGCCGCGGTAGCGAGGCTGGCGAGCTTTGCGGGGTTCGTTGTCGTTGGCGGCCGTGAGCGGGCATTCCGCTGTGAAGGCGTCACTGAAAGTTTTGAATTTCACTTCGTATTCTCCTTCGCATCGGGCTTGCGTTTCCGCTTTGGGCTGTTGTCGTTCGCGGCCACAAGCGAGCCCGCATCCGTGACGTGCGGCCGCATAGCCGCTGCATCGTTTAACTTCTCAAATCCTGCCCGCTGACCGCGAGGGAGGTGGAAATCGTGCTTCATTGCAGGTGCTGCGCCGCGACCTGGGAACGGGCCGCCGATGTTCTGTACACGAGTACGGATCATGCTGTTCTCCTTCCGATGTTTTGAACTTGTGAACTTGTGCCAACTCTCTGGCAGACAGAGGGAAGCACCCGAAGAGCCGAGGAGAAGAATGGATCGCACAAGTTCACAAGTAGAAGAAAAAGAGAGAAATATCTCTTCTAT